CCAGGTCACGCTTACGATCGGCAATGACGCTCTGGAATCAACCAGTTTCGGCGACACCGGGCGCACCTTCACGGCGGGCTTGGCACAGGTCGAGTGCACCATAACTCTTTTCCTGGCTTACGGCGGCACAGGCGCAACCATTGAAACGGAAGGCGCACTGTTCGCAATGGTCGGCAAAAGCAGCACCTTGGTCATTTCGCCGAGCGGCACCACCGAAGGCGCATCCAATCCGGAATACACGATTACCGGCGCATACCTCGAGTCGTTTACGCCGATCAACTCGACCGTCGGCGAACTCGCCACCGTCGAAGTGACGTTCACCGGCGGCACGTTCGCCCGCGACATCACGCCCCCGTAACTAACACTCCAACCGTGCAAGGAGAAACATGAAAATCCAAATCAGCGTCGACACCGGCAACGGACCCGACATTGTGACCACCAATTTGTTCACAGTCATCACCTGGGAACGCAAATATAAACGGCGCGCAGGTGACCTGGCGGCAGGCATCGGAGCCGAAGACCTTGCGTTCCTGGCATACGAAGCCAGCAAAGCCGCCGGCATCACGGTCCCGCTGGTGTTTGACGACTACGCAAAAAAGATTGTCAGCCTTGAAGTCGTTAGCCAGGAGGACCAAAACCCTACGCAGCCGGCAGCTACAACCGCGCCCTAGCGGAGCTGCTGGTAGCCACAGGATTTTGGCCCCATGACATACCATTTGAAGCCAAAGACCTAGCGACGGCAATCGACGTCATAAACAAACAGCGCAAAGGAGGCAAACGATGAGCGTCACAGCCAGCACCGAAATCGTCGGCGCAAAAGATGCCATCAAAGCCCTCCGCAAACTTGACCCCGAGCTGCGGAAACAGTTCAACCGCGATGTGAAACAGATCGTCGCTCCGATCGTTGATGATGCCCGCAACGCCTATCCAGCCAAAATGCTCTCCGGCATGGAACGCAACTGGACCCAACGCGGCAACCAAAAATTTCCCTACGACGCTAAACGGGCCCGCGCTGGCGTAAAACACAAAATTGACACTCGCCGCGACGCCCAATCGGTCATCAAAATCCAACAAACCAACCCAGCCGCCGTCATCATCGAGTTCGCTGGCAAAAACCGCAACCCGCTCGGCACCGCCCTAAACCAGTTTGGGCGTGTGGCCCGTTTTATGTGGCCAGCCGCCGAACGCAACGAACGCAAAGTCCAAGCCGAAATGAAACGCCAAGTTCTTGACGCCGTCCGCAAGGTGCAAAGGGAAATCTAAATGGCAATCAACATTCCCATCATTTCCGACTTTGACGGCAAAGGTGTCAAAGCCGCAATTAAAGAATTCAAACAATTAGAAACAACGAGCGAAAAAGCGCAATTCGCAATTAAAAAAGCAGCACTGCCAGCAGCCGCAGCCCTGGGAGCATTAGCGCTCGCCGCCGGATCAGCGGCCAAAGCCGCAATGGAAGATCAAGCCTCCCAGGCCGAATTAGCCCGCACTCTCCAACAGTCAACCAAAGCCACCGACGCGCAAATCAAATCGGTCGAGGACCTTGTCAGCAAAATGACGCTCGCCACCGGCGTCGCCGACACCGACCTACGCAACGCGCTAGCAACGCTGGCCCGAGGCATGGGCGACACCAAAACCGCGCAAGACAACCTCAATTTGGCCCTGGACATTTCGGCGGCCACCGGCAAAGATCTCACGACCGTCTCCGAAGCTCTCGCCAAGGCATACAACGGCAACGAAACCGCCTTAGCCAAACTTGACCCAACCTTGCGGGCCGCCATCAAAGAAGGCGCATCGTTTGACGAAATCGGCAAACGCCTAGCCGACACGTTTGGTGGCGCAGCTGCCACCGCGGCCGAAACGTCCGAAGGCAAATTCAACAGAATGAAAGTGGCGATCGGCGAAACCCAGGAATCCATCGGCCAAGCCCTTTTGCCGATTATTGAAAAACTGTTGCCGATCCTGCAATCACTGGCCACATTTGTTCAAAACAACACCGGCCTCGTAGTGGCTCTCGGCGTAGCGTTCGGCACGATCGCCACAGCCGTCATTGCGGCCAACGCCGCCATGACAGCCTGGACAGCAGTGACCAAATTGGCCACAGCTGCGCAAGCCGCATTTAACATTGTCATGTCGGCCAACCCGCTCTATCTAGCGGCCGCAGGCTTCGTCGCCTTAACCGCAGCCGCTTACAAATTCCGCGCAGAGATCGAAACTATCAACGAAAAAATCGACGACTTTTTCGACCGGTTTGGGCCACTAGGCAAAATTGGAAAAACGGGCATTTTGAAATCGTTGCCATTAGCCGACTATTTCTTGAAAGCCGGAGACATTTTCGGAAACATTTTTGGCGGTGGTAACAAAGGCGGCGGCGACCTCGGACCTGCACCCAATGTCCGCCCAATGGCCACAGGCGGCATCGTCATGAGCCCAACCCTGGCGCTTATCGGCGAAGCCGGCCCCGAAGCCGTCATTCCGCTCGACCGCATGGGCACCGGCGGGAACAACATCACAATCAACGTCAACGGAGGCGACCCCAACGCCGTCGTCGCGGCCCTGCGCCGCTACATGCAAGTCAACGGCTCCGTGCCGATCCGAACCACAGCCGCCTAATGTCCTACACAGCCCCCACCGTCAACTACGCCACGACCCAAAACGGGACCTACACAACCCTGACCGGCGTCCAATCGGTGCAGATCGTTCGGGGCCGCACCTACTTCCAAGACAACTTCCAGGCATCCAGCTGCACGATCGAGCTCATACCGGCAACGACTTATACGACACCGCTAGCCATCGGCCAATTCATTGACGTGCGGGTCACAAACACCGACACAGCCCGCGCTTACTTTTGCGGCAAAATCACCGACATACGGCGCAGCTACGACATACCGTACAACGCGGGCACAGGACTGGCCCCAGGTGACCGCATCATTATTTCGGCCACAGGCGGCACAGGGTTAACGGCGGCCTACACATTCCAAGCCTCGGTGCCCAGTGGTAACACTATTGCGGCGGCCGAGTGCACGTCACAAATGGGCCTAATATGCACATTAGCTGGCGTCGTATTGGTGCCCAATCGTGGCAGCAATTTAACGTCAAGCACGATTACATTGCCAGGCCAAAATGCGCTAGATCTTGTCAACAAGATTGCGCGCACAGCCCAATACTTTATTGACGATCGAGACAACCAGCGCGACAATGTGGGCGTGCTCGCTGGCCAAGTCGGAATGATCGTCGGCCCACCAACCACCACATCCGCAACATTCAGCGACACCGGCGCAATCCGCTACACCGGCTTAGAGTTCTTTTCGTCAGCCGAAAACGTCTTTAACCAAATCAACGTCTACCCGGACGGTTTGGCCACGCAAAGCCAAACAGGCACCGCACCGTTCAACAGCCTTGACTACTACACGACAAACAACACGACAGCCGACGCCGCCAGCCTTGCCGGACTGCTCTACAACCTTTTCAACGGCCTAACCACAGCTGTACCGTTCACCCTCACCACCGACACCAACGCCGACGACACCTGGCTTGGCGTTGCACAGCTGCAAACACCGACCGGCGGCGCTGGATACATTGCTGCCGGTGCCACGATCACGTTCCGAGGCGCAACCTACAATGCTCAAATTCAACGCATCGCGGTCTCGTTCACGCCTGACGTTGCCCGCCTGGCGCTTACGTTGTCGCCGAACCTAGGCACACCGTTCACCCTCAATAGCAATCAGTTCGGCATACTTGACACAAACAGACTGGGGTACCCATAAATGGCAGTAAAAACATTCACCAGCGGCGAAGTGCTCACCAATTCCGACACCAACACCTACCTAAACAACGGCGGCCTCGTCTACATCACGCAAACAGCCTATTCGGCGTCTAGTGCAGTAAATGTTGATAACTGTTTTACAAGCACATATCAAAACTATGTGTTAGTCAATAGTTGCACGGGATCCGGCAGTAGCAATGTGCGATTGAAATATCGAGCAAGCGGAACGACAGATAGCAGTAATCTCTA